AGAAGGAATACCTTATAGAGAATGGAATGGTCATAAGCATCAAGTAATACCAAATACAGATTCATGGATATATCTAGTTCAGTATACTGCTGGTGCTGAAGGATGGAATTGTATTGAAACGGATACTATTGTATTCTGGTCATTGAATTATTCATATAAGATATTAGAACAATCTAGCGGAAGAATAGATAGACTTAATACTCCTTTTGTAGATTTGTATTACTATCATTTATATTCTTCATCGCCAGTAGATCAAGGCATCAAGAAGGCACTTAACAATAAAGAGACATTTAACGAGAAGATGTTCTTAAAGAATGATAAAATAATTGATATTTCAGAGACGCACGAAAAACATGTCGCTTAATAGAAGGAGAGGCATAAAATACCTCTTTTTGTGTTTATTTAAGGGGTGGTTAAATTACTAATCATCCCTTTTATTTTTTAGGAGCCAAAGATGAAAAAAGAAAATTCTTATCAACCAACTGTTATAGGAAAGTTGGAATTAATGTTTCCTGGTTGTATAATTCAAAAAGAAGATCCCGAGTATATTCAAGGTATTCCAGATCTATTGATATTATACAACAATAAGTGGGCAACATTAGAATGTAAGAAAAGTAAAGACGAACCGCATCAACCTAATCAAGATTATTATGTTGATACAATGAACAAAATGTCATTCTCACGATTTATATTTCCGGAGAATGAAGAAGACGTTTTAAAAGATCTTTCTTTATTTTTTAATGGAGGTAATCATGAAGTTTAATGATCATAGTCGTTTGCTTGGTTGTCATGCTTTTCTAGGCGCTAGTCAATTTAGTTGGATTCATTATGATGATGAAAAGTTGGCTGAGCGTTATGAAACTTATATGGCTGCTCAACGCGGAACTGAGTTGCATGATTTTGCAGCAACCGCGATTAAGCTTAGGCAGAGACTGAAAGGAGCCACCAGTACTTTAGCCTTATATGTAAATGACGCTATAGGTTTTCATATGACGCCAGAACAAGTTTTATATTATAGTGAAAATTGTTTTGGTACAGCAGATGCTATTTCATTTAGAAATAACTTTCTGCGAATTCATGATTTAAAAACCGGACAGATTCCAGTAATGAAGAAACAGCCACACATGGAGCAACTAGAAATCTATGCTGCTCTATTTTGTTTGGAGTATAATGTTGATCCTAATACTATTGATATTGAATTAAGGATCTACCAATCTGAAGAGGTTAGTATTTATAGTCCAGAGAAAACTGATATTCTTTATATCATGGATAAAATCAAAAGATTCGATTCAATTCTAAAGGAGAAACAGGAAGGAGTTAATTGATATTTATGTATACGACTTTTGACGAAAAAGATTATTATAATTGGCTCGCACATGTCGGAGTCGATCATACAAAAGGCAATCCTGGTTCTGGTAGATATGAATGGGGATCTGGAGAACATCCTTATCAAAGAGCTGATTTTAACTATCAAGATTATTTAGACTTAAAGAAACAAGGACTTTCAGAAAAAGTTATTGCTGAGCATTTTAATATTAGAGATGCTAAAGGCAATCCTAATACTAGAGTTCTTCGTGAAACCATAGCCATAGCAAAAGCTTATGACCAAGAGGATAAGATTCGAGAAGTAACAACTTATTATAATTCTGGTGTTACTTCACCAACTGATATTTCTAAAAAGATGGGAATACCAGAGTCAACAGTTAGATCTTATCTAAAGATGAGCAAATCAGCAGAAGAAACTAAAAATGCTGTTTTTGCTACAGCTGATGCTTTAAGAAATGCTGTTGATGAAAAAGGAATTATTGATATTGGTAGTGGAACCGAATTGATATTAGGAGTATCACCAACTAGATATAAGTCTGCGGTTAGAGCTTGTGAAAATGCTGGTTATAAAACCTACACCATGTATCAAGATCAGTTAGGAAGTAATAAACAGCAAACCACAATTAGAGTTCTTTGCAAACCAGATATGACCTATAGTGATGCAATTAAAGCAATGCAAAATGCAGATATTGGTGTGGCTGGTATTGATATTCATAGTGAAGATAATGGTTTAACATTTTATGGTATAGAACATCCTAGATCTGTGGATTCTAAAAGGGTTATGGCGGCTTATGATAAATCCAAAGATGGATTGGTTGAAATAAGACGAGGAGTCGATGATATTTCTTTAGGAGATAATCAATATGCTCAAGTTAGAATTGCGGTTGATGGTACGCATTATATTAAAGGTATGTGTGTATATTCAGACAATCTTCCTGATGGTATTGATATTCGAGTTAATACTAATAAGAAACCTGGTACTCCTTTAATGTCTGATGATCCAGAAAATAGTTGTTTAAAACCTATGAAGAGAACCAAAGATGGAGAAATCGATTATGATAATCCATTTGGTGCAACTATTAAAATGAAAGATGGTGTAACTCTTGGTCAGTCTCATTATATTGACAAAGATGGAAAAACTCAATTAAATTGTGTTAACATCATTAATGAAGAAGGCGATTGGTCTACTTGGAAAAAACATCTGTCTTCTCAAATGTTAAGTAAACAGTCTATGGATTTAATAAATCAACAACTTGATATTTCTAAACAATCTAAACAAAAAGAGTTTGAAGAGATTAATCAAGTTACAAATCCAACGGTTAAAAAACGTCTTTTATATTCTTTTGCTGATGAATGTGATAAAGCAGCCGTTGATTTAGACGCCGCAGCCATGCCTAGACAGGCGTCACATGCCATCTTACCAGTATCATCTTTAAAAGATAATGAAATCTATGCACCTAATTATAGAAACGGCGAAAAAGTTATTCTTATTAGATACCCTCATGGTGGAACTTTTGAAATTCCAGAATTGGTCGTTAATAATAGAAATAAAGAAGCCCAAGAAATGATAGGCGCACATGCTCAAGATGCTGTTGGTATTACACAAAAGACTGCTGCTAAACTTTCTGGTGCCGATTTTGATGGTGATAATGTTTTGGTAATACCTAATAATCGCGGTCAAATTACTGTTAATAATTCTGCTAAATACAAAGAATTGCAGGATTTTGATACTAAGATTTATTATAAACCCGGTTATGAAGTTTCTGAAGATACTAAACAGAAATGGATGGGCAAATGTACAAATCTTATTGCTGATATGACTTTAAAAGGTGCTCCTGCAGAAGATCTTATACCTGCTGTTAAGTTTTCAATGGTAATTATTGATGCTAAAAAGCATAATCTTGATTGGAAAAAAGCTTATGAAGATTTTGACATTGATAGATTGAATGTTAAATATAGAGGTAGAAAGAATGCCGGTGCATCAACTATAATTACAAGAGCTGGCGCAGATTATTATGTTGACCAAAGAAAAGCTGCACCTTCTAGTAAAGAAAAAGGTATAGTTGGTGGTATAGACATTAATACTGGTAAGAAGGTTTATGTAGAAACAGGTAAGACTCGTTTAGTATATGACAAAGATCCAATTACCGGAGAGAAGATAAACGCTAAGGAAAAGAAAGTACAAGATAAGATTAAGAAGATGGATTACTTTGATCCTTATGAGTTGGTCGGTGATATGGAAGACCCGAAGGAAAGAGCTTATGCTGAATATGCAACAAGCATGAAAAATTTGGCAAATGAAGCTAGAAAAATAGCTGTTAATACTCCTAACATGCATAGAAATTCGGAAGCAGTAAAGACATATGCAAAAGAAGTAGCATCTTTAAATGAAAATCTTAAGAAGGTGAAGAATAATAGTTATCTCGAGAGACAAGCTCAAATGTTAGCTAATAAAAGATTCTTTGCTGCTAAAAATAATGGTAGTACAGAATACACCAAAGATGAGATTAAACGTTTAAAGAATGAATGTCTTGCTGGTGCCCGTTTATCTATAGGTGCAAAGAAGCCAAAATTTACGATAACACCAAAAGAATGGGAGGCTATTGATGCTGGCGCTGTGTCAAGTAACATACTAACACAGATCATCAACAACACATCTATTGATGTAATACGTGGATACACAATGCCTCACGCTAGTCAACGAGATAAAATTTCTTATACACAAGAGGCTACAATTCGCGCAATGGCTAATAGACCTGGTGTTACACAAGCTGAAATAGCTGATGCCCTTGGAATTTCTGCTAGTACAGTAAATCTAGTTTTAAACGAGTAATTAAGGAGGACAAATTATGGCACACATTAATGGTGTAGTACCAATGATGCTCTCCACACCAGATAATCCTTATAATCCTTTTGAAAATTTTGATGACTGGTATGCTTGTGATGAAGCTAGAGGTCATCATACTTGTAGCTATATAGCCAGATTAACATTTGATAGCCCAGCATTTTCTGATGATATGAATCAGGTGGCTATCAATGATGCTGTTGAGCGCATTTATGCAGCCAATCCAAAAGGTATGTACATCATCTACTATAAGGATGGTAAAATTAGGAGAGAAAACAATGAGCTTGAAAGGAGCTTAATGAATGATGCAGGCCTTTTAAAGACCTAAATTGCTCATTTGTCTGCACTTTGAACCCCTATAGAGGCCCTCAAAATTCGAGAAAATTTTGATAATCTATAGGGGGGAGGGGTCGCAGACATGACACTCCCTCTAACATCGCGGCTGTCCTTAAAATTTCCCCGGGGGTAAAATTGAGAAAAAGGTCCCTATAGAAAACTAGGGTGAAAGCGGTGTTTGTAGATAGGAAAGAAGTAAAAAACTATATTCAAACAGAAGGAAAGGAGGATCAAATGGACGAAAGCATATTACAAAGTATAGAGAAACTTTTAGGATTGGAGAATTCTTACACTGCTTTTGACACAGATCTAATAATTCACATCAATTCAGTCTTCATGATCCTTAATCAACTTGGTGTAGGACCTGAAGATGGGTATAGAATTACCGGTTCACTCAATACTTGGTCTGAATTTACAGATGATGAGTTACAATTTGAGTCTGTAAAGAGCTATGTATATTTGAAAGTTCGGTTGTTGTTTGATCCTCCTCAGAATTCTGCTCATTTGAATGCAATTCAGCAATCAATCAGCGAATTCGAATGGAGATTGAATGTTGCTGCAGAGAATGAATAAAGGAGGTCAGGGATGGCTAAGAAAAGCGATAAACCTAGGCCGCTCCCTGCTTTAGACCCAGAGTCAAGAGAGAATCAGTTAATCTCTCTTGCGGTAAATTTAGCGGAAGAAAAGTTGCGAGACGGGACCGCTAGTAATCAATTAATAGTTCACTACCTTAAACTTGGATCTACAAAGGAGCGACTAGAAAAAGAAAAGCTTGAAAAAGAGAATGAACTTTTAAAAGCTAAAACAGAAGCTCTTGAATCTGCTAAGAGATCAGAAGCTCTATATGAACAAGCGATCAAAGCAATTACAAGATATTCTGGTAACTATGATGAGGAGGACGGAGAATGAACTATATAGTTTACCGTTCAAATGATGAACTTTACCATTATGGCGTTAAGGGTATGAGATGGGGAGTTAGAAATGTTAGAGCATCAATTAAAAGATGGTCTAATACCAATTGGAAAGATGCAAGTAAAAAACAGAAGGCGGCTGCTATAGGAATCGGCGTTGGTGTTGGTTTAAGCGCTTCATTTTTATTAGCATCCGGAATAGCCCCAAACACACCTATAGGAAAACTAAGCACTTCAGTTATAGAAAACGGGAGAAGGTATCTTACTAATGTGATTGGCACACAAAATAAACCTATTAGTTATATTAATAGAAATGGCCAACCATATACTATAAACACATTAAGTAATGGACAGACAATCACTCTTCCGGACGCGGGGCATCAAATTAGATGACTAAATCATACTCGGAATTAATCAAGTTTCAAACTTGGCAGGATAGGTTTGATTACTTATATTTAGGAGATAATAAAATCGGTGAGGCTACATTCGGAGGTCATAGATGGCTTAATCAGAATCTGTATAATTCTACGGAATGGAAGCAAATTCGTCGAAATGTTATTCTTCGAGATAATGGATGTGATATGGGCGTATTAGATTATCCTATTCCCAGAGGATCTAAAATTTTAATACACCATATTAACCCAATAACCATAGATGATATTATTAATGGTAAAAGTAAAGTGTTTGATATGAATAATCTCATATCAGTGTCATTTAATACCCATCAGATGATTCATTATGGTTTAAGAGAACAAATGCTAGATCTTCCAGAAGAAAGAACGCCTGGCGATACAAAATTTTGGTAATTATTAACAACATTGACACCTTCACTAAGACCGTGCAATAATCGGAATTTTCTTCTTTGGCTCCTTTCGTTCCTATATGAACTTAGTGGAGGTCTTAATGTTGTTAATGGTAACCGTAAAAGGAGCTAAACCCATGTTATCAAACACGGCAACACCCGTTTATTACGGAAGATTTAGAGATGCCGTATTGCGTGGTGAAATACAAGTAAACCAAAATGTTGAAATGGAGATGAATAGGATCGACGATCTTATAGCTGATCCTAGATATTATTACGACAATCAAGCCAATCGAGGTTTTGTTGAATTTTGTGAAACAGAATTAACGCTAACTGATGGTTCTGATTTAAAACTCCTAGACACATTTGGTTTATGGTCAGAAGAATTATTAAGTTGGTATTATTTTGTAGAACAAAAGGTACCAAATCCAAAAACCGGTGGGTACACCACAAAAATAATAAAGAAAAGATTAGTAAATAAGCAATATTTAATAGTTGCAAGAGGTGCTGCTAAGTCTATGTATTTAGCATGCTTACAGGCGTATTTCTTAGCGGCTGATGGAACCACAACGCATCAAATCACTACTGCTCCTACAATGAAGCAGGCAGAAGAAGTATTATCACCAATTAGAACCGCAATAGCTAGAGCAAGAGGTCCATGGTTTAAGTTCTTAACTGAAGGATCTATGCAGAATACTACGGGTTCCAAGTCTATGAGACAAAAGTTATCGCCTACAAAGAAGGGTATTGAGAATTTTTTAACATCATCTTTGTTAGAGATAAGACCTATGACAATCGATAAATTACAAGGTCTTAGAAGTAAGATTAATACGATTGACGAGTGGCTTTCTGGTGATATTCGTGAAGATGTTATTGGTGCTATTGAACAGGGCGCTTCTAAGAATGAAGGTTATGTCATTGTCGCCGTGTCTTCAGAAGGTACAGTTAGAAATGGACCTGGTGATACTATTAAAATGGAGCTGATGTCAATTTTAAAAGGCGAATATTATAATCCTCATACTTCTATTTGGTGGTATCGTCTAGATGATGATAGCGAAGTTGGTGATCCTCGTATGTGGGAAAAGGCCAATCCAAACATCGGTAAAACAGTGTCATATGAGACATATCAGCTAGATGTTGAACGAATGGAAGCTGCCCCTGTAAATAGGAATGACACATTAGCAAAGAGATTTGGTATACCTACAGAAGGTTATACATATTTCTTTACTTATGAAGAAACGCTATTTCCTACAAATAGACATAAGAATTACGACGGATGTGTATGTTCGCTCGGAGCCGATCTTTCCCAAGGTGATGACTTCTGTGCATTTACTTTTATGTTTCCTAATGCTGATGGTTCATTCGGAATCAAGACAAGAAGTTATATTACCACTTTAACGTTATCTAAATTGTCATTAGCAAAGAGACAAAAGTATGATGAGTTTTTAAAAGAAGGAACTTTGTGCGTTTTAGATGGAACTGTATTAGATATTATGCAGGTCTATGATGATCTCGACAATTTTATTCTTGAACATGAATATGACGTGCGATCTTTTGGTTATGACCCATATAATGCTAAAGACTTTGTTGATCGTTGGACTGCTGAGAATGGTCCTTTTGCCGTTGAGAAAGTTATTCAGGGAGCTAAAACCGAGTCGGTTCCTCTTAGTGAATTAAAGATATTATCTGAAGAAAGAATGCTCATATTTGATGAGCATCTTATGAGCTATGCTATGGGAAATGCAATAGCTCTTGAGGATAATAATGGTAATCGTAAACTTTGGAAGAAGCGCTATGATGCTAAGATTGATAATGTCGCTGCTATGATGGACGCTTACATTGCTTATAAGGCTAATAGGGAGGCTTTTGAATGATGAAAACAGTTTATATTGTCCCCGAAGAATCATATTTAGCCCATCATGGCATTAAAGGCCAAAAATGGGGTGTTAGGCGATATCAGAATCTTGATGGTAGTTTAACGGAAGCTGGCAAACAGCGATATAATATTGGTAAAATTAATAACATAGACGAAATTAATCGATCTCATACGGATTATAATATTGATAACTGGGGTAAAACAAAGGATACAAATATTTTATGGGTCAGTGGTTTGTCTGGTTCTGGGAAATCTACCTTTGCGACCGATATGTCGAAAAAATATGGGGCCGATACTATACATATGGATTTGTATTTGTATAGTACGCCTGGTAAATATAACAATAAAATGTCTGCAAATTTTAATAAGTTTTTAGACAAGAATCATCCAGAATGGAGAAAAATGCAGAGTGAAGCATATCGTCAACTTAGAAAAATAGATAGACGTGAAGGTGAAGATAAAAAGGCTGTTGGTTTATGGTTTGATACATTTCAAGATGCTTTACAAAAATACGGTTCCAGTATGTTTAAAACTAAAAAAATCATTGCAGAAGGTGTTCAAATATTAGATGATGCGTTGTTTTATAATAATAAAAAAGCGTTAAAAGGCCAGCCAGTAATAATGATGAATACAACTTTTGAAGAATCGATGGCTTCTAGAATGATAAGAGAAAATAAAACCTTTAATGATCTTCTAACTTCTGGAAGTATAGACCAGGCAAAAATATGTGCTAATGGTAAAGAAATGATAGAAAAAATTCTATCAGAAAAATAAAGAGGTTTAAAATGTATTACTCAGATTTTGTAAAAAGTGGTACTACTTTTGT